ATCAATTTCGCCTGTACTATCATTAATAAAATAATTTTTCAAAACAAGCAGGTATGCGTTGTCGGCTATTTCCAAATCTCGTTCAAGCTGTCTAGCGATGTCCTCGAGGGTTTGTTCGTTTCCATTAACCGGTGTATTCAATAAATTCTCTAAAATCTTTCTATGCTCTGGATCTGGTCTAATTAAATCAGTAGAACCACAATTATCACATTGTAATTGTTGAGCCGTAGGCAAAGCCTTATTGGTTCTGTCTGAGCCAATTGCCGGATGCAAACTCTCGTTGGTTTCGTGAGGTTGGTCATCTGCAACATTATCTGCTAAAGGCTTGTATTGGAACTCTTTAGCACAAACTGTGCATTTATATTTGAATTTCTCTGTAATCTCAAATCCATTCTTGAAAATCTCACGATTCAAGGTTTCGATTGGAATTCTGAGAGAATCTATGTTATCTGCTAATTCATAAATCATAATTAATGGGAATGGAAATATCGGGAGTTTAGCACCAGTATCGGTACTCATATAAGGTTGAGCAATAGAAGGTCTTACTGTGGTTTCACTATAAGATTTATTTATTCCTCTAAGGCTTTTAAAGGCATTCGTTAAATTCTCTTTAAATCCCATGCATAATTCTTAATGTTAGTGTATATAAACTTTGTTAAAAAAATGTTAAAAAAGTGTAACGTTTACGCACAATTACATTCTTTATCATAGCATTCTACACATCTGGCTTCAGAGGTGCATACGCAACAACTTTTCTCTTCTGGTACTCGATTATCGATAGAAGATACACTTGTAGTTGTTCCTTCTAACACTGTTTCATTATTTTCCTCAGACATTAAACTTTAAAAACAATCTGTCTATATAAAGATTAGTAGTGGTGTGAGCTTTAGCATTCTGCAAACGCAGAGGACTGGTGTTGCGAGCCAGCTACTTTAAAGTATTTATAAGTGTATATATTTAAAAAAACATGGAAGAGATAATAGGTGCAGGTGCTAATTTCTTTTTAAAGTGTTTTAAGCATCAAACACCTGATGAAGTTCCATATATGAACCCTGAAGAGTTAGATACATTTTTAGGTGCATTTGCAGGTCTACTCGAAGCATTAGCCGGAATAGTAAAAGATGAAAACCCTGAACAGTATCGTATGATGGTTCTTGCTTTAGAGAAGGTGGCGTTAAAATAGTAGACTTTGATACAAAAGACTATGAAGAACTATTAAATTGGTTTAGTCTAGCATTCGGTAAAGATAGTCCAACAAACATAAGCCGTCAGGCTAAAAGAACTTTTTGGAAGTTGACGTTCCTATGCGAAGACAGACTTCGCGAGGAGAAGGAAGAATGATTACTTATCGCTGTCCTCATTGTAAGTGGAAGTTCGAGGGAACAATTGATAAGATTTATGTGATATTAAAACATCACAGTAAACATGAGCAAACATTTATAAAGCCCAAGCCTGTTGATTAACCATGGAAATTTCTTTTGAAACAAAAAACTTAGACCAAAAGCTTTATCAAAAAATGATATTACATTATATTTATGAACACTACCATTATAAAGACTATGAAAGACTTCGGGCGCAAGATACATGGAAAATCATTATAAAGGATGTTAAGATGTTTGATCAATCATTTTATCATGGAGCCAACCAAGATAATTTAGATTATTCTATTCCTCATGGGGTTACTGGACTTGGTGATATAACTTGTTACTTGATAGATTCCGAAAACCCTCTAGTTCGTTTACAGAACATGAGTGTTATATGTCATGAGCTTGCTCATATGATATTAATGATATATTACCCTGATGCTATTACTAAGCAGAGATATGATGACTTTTATGGTAAAGCAGGTACGGATCGTAAATTTTTCAGCTCTGAGGTACATGATAGGGTTGCCGAAGGCAGAATCAAACAATTTGCTTACCCCCTCAAACGCTTTCAGCGTGTAAAGTATGTAGGTGTTGATATAGCAGACTTGACTAATGGGAGAAATGTTATAAATGTCTAGAGAAAGAAAAAAGCCAAAGTCTACAAGGTTAGGTAATAAAATAATAGGTGCTTGTATATGTGTTGCTTGTACTGAACCATTTAATAATCATAGTAAAAGAGATTTGATAAGATGTATATTCAGAATCCAAGGAACTCTTGTCAGCGACGGAATTGAAAACGAAGCACCCGAACAAGTGAAAGGATTCAATACAGGTGTAGGATAATGAAACTTTTCCAAAAGCACCCCGAATTATATATGATTGTCATACCAGCTATCGCTGTTCCGATTATGTTAGGAGTTACTCTTCTGGTGATGTGATGATGTATACAAGTAGAGATTTCGAAATGAATCAGTTTTTTGGAAAACTCTGTAAAAAATGTAAGGTACGCTTCAAAGCAGTTAAATGTCCGTTGTGTGGCACCCGTGACTATTAAGCCCCGGATTTGTATCTACGATTTGTAATTTTGAAAAGTTTCAAATTTTGAATTTTCGCCATATCGACCAGCTACCAAATATCAAGATTCTATACAGTATGGAAATAGTTTGAATTCGTGCCTAACTTTATTTTATTTCGTGCCTGTAATTATTGCTTATATTACACAAAAACAATACTAACTCATGGCAAAATCTAAAATCGGTCTACTTGGTCGCATAGTGGTAAAAGCCGTACGTATTAGCACTAGTATTAATGAACGTGCTATGAACCACTACATACAAGCCATTAAGACCACAACAAAAGCCACAAACAAAACAAAGAGAATGCAAAAATTCCCAAAGAAAAGAGAATACACATCTATGCCTGTATTAGCAAATACATTCTATGTATTGCACTCAGTAGGCATGGATAAACACTCTAGCGTACTCTTGACAGGTATAGAACAAAGCGTATTCTATACTAAAGCAGGTAATGTAAGAAAACAATTCTCACAATACCTAACTCAAGAGAAGGAAAATCAAACCAAATATGGTCACAACCTCTTTGTATTTGCTGACAAAATCGAGAAATTAATACCAGTTCTCGAGAAGAAAACAGGCTTCACATTTGGTGGACATTTCAAGATGTCTAAAAATTCCAAAGGTGAAACAACCTTTTCTTTTTTTTCATTATCTATTCATAACCAAACAAGTTTGGTAGATACAAGACAGAATGTAGAACGACAAAACTGCAATCAATCGAGAGGTAGGGATAACAACCACGACTCAAAATCAACTGAGGCAAAAGCCCGACATACGATGTCAGAAGGTGGTATAGTATGACGACAAAAGAAGATATGGCTAAAGAGATAGCCGATTTGAAGGCTCAGTTATCAGCTAAAGAATCCAAGAAGGGTAAAACTGGTTTAACAGTTTCATCTCAAAGGAAGATTAGCAAGACAACTAAAGCATTAGAATCACTCATGGTAAGTGAGTATAGTGGATGGTTAACTTTGAAACAATTCGGTTTCAAAACTGGAATCAAAGCAACACCAGTCGACAAGAAAACTAACATGAGAGATATCTATATCTCAAAGAAATTTGAGAATACTGCTGACGGTTGGGATAACTTCATGGCTGAAGTAGAAGCCATGAAAGATAACCTTCAGTCTATTGGTGGTCTTTATAGATAATCAGTAAGGATTAGCAATCCCGAATGAATGGGCGACAGAGTAGCCTTCCCTCTTTTTTTATTGCATACGAAAACCAAAGAGCTGAGATGTTTGGCACTAGAAGTCAGGCTTGGGAATCTGAATACCAGACATGGTATGACCAGAAGATTCAAGAGCTGAAGAAAAAGAAACGAACAGCTAATTAGCTGATGAGCTAATTAGAATCGGGGGGCGAGAGCCCCCCTACCCTATTTAATTTGTACACTAATTAGTATATAATTAGTATATAATTAGTATAATTTGTACACTAATTAGCTAATTAGTAATTAGGGTAAATTAATTTATTTAATTAGGGTAATTTATATGTTGTTATTATTATTATGCGACCTGTTAGTCACCTAATATATATCTTACTATGATTCTAGATAATGAGAATAGCAGTTGTAGTAATAATTTAATTAGATAGGTTTATATTGAGTATGTGGCTGGAATTTTGGCTACATTCTATGAATGAAATGACATCAATATATAACAATTAATTAGATTTATTTTGCTTATACTGTTGTTTTTATCATTATGTATCTCGTAGATTCTCGTAGATTAATATCCCTCGCAGATTAATGATATATATACGTAGCTCGTAGCTCTAATTTAATTGTTGTCGCAGTTTTTTTCTGTAAATTGTTTATTGATACATTGAGTATCAGATGAAACCACGAGGGCTGGGCGTGGTGGTATTTAAACCCACCGATTTTCGGAACGTTTTTATTCCACCGAGTTTTACTAACCCCATGCCAAAAGATAAGGTAGAAGAACTACTAGAACGTATAGCTTCATTAGAAGCTCGTTTAGAGAGTGAAGAAGCACAACCTAGTAAATCTTCGACAACAAAAGGAAAAAAAGCATCTACTAAAATAATGGTAGATCATCTAAGAGATGTTGTTGGTCTAACATTGGCTATTGGACATCCACGAAAGAAAGTAATGGATGAAGATGGCAAACAAATGTTAGATGAGAATGGCTATGGTATGACACAAGGTGATGATATGTCTAGATCATACATCACATTTGGTAGCTTCATAGATTGGAAAGCTACTGAAGGTCAAGAGCTTTTTGCATTAGCAAAAAGTGTTGATGGTCGTGTCGTAAAGGGTAGATATGATGGTCATATGTGCTCAGCAATAGCATTCAAAGGTGGTAAAATTCCACCAACAGCACGAAAAACCATTGAGAAATTAATGGGCAGAAAGATACAAAAGGTATAATATATACCTCTCTCTTTTTTTTTATTTTTTAATAAACCTCGATAATTATATGAATAATATAAATCGAAAAGGTATATTGAAAGACCACACATTATATGTAGTTAAAACAGTACGGATTGCAACCGTGAGCATAATAACATCTACTATGTATATATGTAAAAGACGTGAGTGTCTAATCAAAAAACTCTAGTATTACTAACATACATATCACCATTTCAGGTGGCAGTATCAATCATACCTAAAGGTCATTGAACCATAGACGACATATATATACAAAGGTCATCAACTTGTTTGGTATATGATAAACATCATATCGAATAGAGTATTATATATGTCGGTGGAATTACAATGTCTTCAATAGATAATGTAAACCGTGAGTTCAGCAAAAGATTTGATCTCTATGCTGACGACATACGTAAAGAGTTAGAACTCGCTGACATTATGACACTTAATGTCAATGTTCTCTCACAAATGTTAAGCGACATCATATCAATGACATCAGGTAATGAGTATCGTAGATACTACAAATATATATCTGATGATTCCATATCATTGATGGAAAACAAGGTAAAAGATATGGTCGCAGATGTAAGAGAGGAACTAGAGCTTGACTCTTAAAGTATCTCATGGTGACCTAGCCTTATTAAAAAGGTTCGGCAAAAACCCTCAAGAATTTCTCGACCAATTCAAGAGTGATAGATATGTTCTATCAGATGGTGAAAAAACACGCAGGTTGCAAAATCAAATAAGAGCTATGAAAATAGCTGAGATACCTAGTGGTGGTCTACTTATTAGTAGAACACTTCGTCAAATGAAAGACCAAGCTGATAAAGAGGTAGTTCGTAGAAGAATTACTGATGAAGGTAAAGCACTAGACATATTGTATCGCCACAAACAAGAATTGATTGAGGAAATCAAACAAAGAAACGCAGGTAATATATACTATCGCAAGAGTAGAAAACTCAAGCAAACAGGTAGTATTATAGATGGTAAATTCAGTAAGATTACTGAATGTATCACACCAATACGTGCAAAAAGATACATCACATCAAGTGGTAGTAATACTTTTGCTTTGTTAGGCTTGTTGGTTGAGAAAGATATGAAAATACTCATGAAGAATCATGAGTTAAATTCTCATAAGAAATCTCAACAAAACATAGTAAACGACCATGCTAATGCTGTTCGTTCAGCAAAGTTCTTTCATTGTAAGAATGTGAAAGAGAATGGTAAGATATGTAATCGCCTAGTGAAGAACTCAAGAGTATCATTTAAAGCACGTAGATTATGTGTCTGTGATGATTGTTTAGAGTAGGGTATAAACTTGATACCTAGTCAGTATCAATTCCCCAGTTTTTTATGATACACACGCAAGTGATAAGATGTCGATCAAGTAAGTACATAACATCAAACCATATGGTCGTTTGTTATGCGTTGAGTGGACTAGCACTTATTAACTGCGTGGTCAAAATGAATATGTTATTTATTCAGGTGAAATACTCATGGTAATGTGTTCTATGTTTAAAGATAACATAGGTGGCACACATTATTGTGAATTAGAAGGACATCATATGTGGCAGATGATGTTCTACAATGCAGAAGGAGAATCATGTGCAGTTAATGGAACAGATGAAGAAGTCGCAGTTCTTTTAACTGATGATGTTATAGCCAACAGTTTTGTTATGATTGGTGACTCTGCAAATGAATGGGAAGATGAAGGCAAACGTCAAGCATTAATTGACCGAGCACTTCAACTAATAAATGAAAGAGATAGAGGTGTGGATATCACGCAAGATGATGTTCTAATTGAGGAGGAATATACATGACAGAAACGCAGAATGTATACTGTAATATGTGTGGCTTTGAAACTGCTCGTAAAGTATATGATAATGAACCAGAGTCATGTCCTTATCATCAACAGGTATCATACTCTGAAGATGGCGAGATGTCATTAAGATATGATGAGTTCAACCAAGACGGAGAAGCATGGTAAGTATGAGATGTGAAAGATGTAATAAGTTAGGCTTTAGTATGGGTGAACTATTACCTGACGGTCTATGCCCTGTGTGTCGCAAGTTAGATATGTTTTCACGCAGGTTAGCTAAAGGTGTGTCGCAATCATGAAACTAAACATAGATTATATATTCTGTGTTTCATGTGGAGCAAAGAATGGTTCATGCTTTGACAGATGTTTTATATGTAAGAGAGAACTCAAAGAATATCCAGATGATTACTGTAGTTTATGTGGGTGTGAACAATAACATGACTAGCGTAAGATGTAATCTATGTGGTCAAGAGTTTAACATAGATGATGATGACATACGTGATAGAATGTTAAGACATAAAGAAAGACACAATCCAATAGGTAGTACGGCTTCATCTAATATAATTAGAGGTGAAGTTGAGTACATTGTTATTGATTGGGAGAATGAAGATGACTAAAGAAGATGATATAAAAATAGTAAGACACTATGTAAATCAAGGAAAAATATGTGGTAAGAGATTTCTTTACTTACCTGCATTGATTAGTAATCATGAAGATAATAATTTCTACATAGCATTGGATGAATTAAATAGGTTAGGTAATATGAATAGTAGACGTACTAAAGAAGAAATAATAAATAGATTATTAGATTGGTATGAATATGATTTAGGTAAGGGCAGGTCGGAAGGTTTATAAAACCCCAGCGTTTAACCCCTTTCGTTGTTCGTTTCTATCTCCCTTAGTAATAGGAAAGAGATATGAGTGAACATATCGATAGTAAAGCACAGTCTATTATCATGGCAGGTAATGTTATGGAAGTAGATGATAGAGCATACATTGTAAAGTCTACTACAAGTAGTAAATTATATAATGTAAACGTGGACACACAGGGTATATTTATTTGTAGTTGCCCTGCTGGAGAACACAAAGGCTACTGCTCACACATTGAAGCAGTAAAACAAACTCGTGAGAGTAATTTAAAATGAGTACGCAAGAAACTCAAGTAAAGAATACAGATCGCAACGGTCAATTTGATCTCGAAGGATTTCAAATGTGGCAAAGCGACATACAAAAACAGGGAATTGAAACAGTTAGTTTTGAAACTGTCGTAGATTCTCAGCTAAGTGGTCTTGAAAAAGACAAATTAGTACGTGATGGGAAACAAGGTAGTTGGGTATCATTACAATATGATAGTCAATCTAGATTCATTCCTATCAATATCAGTA